CTAAAAATTAAAGTATAAAAATGGATTGTTTGCAGATACCGCAAGGTAGTACATGCTGAGTGCAAAGATCACCGCAATTGCCAGCGTACCGAGCATCCCCCGCTTTATTCTTCCATAAATCACCGCCGGAACCGGAGTTGCAAAAAGAACTCCCATCGCCAGCAGGCTGTCATAATCTTTCAGATATTTGATATAATCCATGGAATTGACCATGCCGGTATGTGCATTCACAAACGGAAACATACGTGTCAGATAAATTCCAAGCTGTTGAACATCCGTGATCGTAAATGCCATCCAGGTCACAGGCACAAACAGTAACAGATAGACATGTCCGATCACTTTGCTTTTCTGTAAAAATGGAAGCAAAAACAATTTTTCCAGAAATAAAGCCCCGAGCAGCATGCCGCCCCAGATCAGGAAATTATACCCTGCCCCGTGCCACAGCGCGGTCAGTATCCACACAGCAAAAAGGTTGAACATCGTCCGCAGTCTGCCTTTCCGGCTTCCTCCGAGCGGAATGTATACATAATCGCGGAACCACCGTCCCAGTGTAATGTGCCAGCGGCGCCAGAACTCCGTCACTGATTTTGAGATATATGGAAAACGGAAGTTTACCGGAATCTGGAATCCTAACATTTTTCCGAGTCCGATCGCCATCATCGAATATCCTGCGAAATCAAAATACAGCTCCATGGAATATGCGACCGCACCCAGCCACGCCAACGTCGTTGAGATACTGTTAAACCCGATCGTCTGCACGTTGTTCCACAACATTCCCACCCGGTCAGCGATAATGACTTTGGATCCGAGTCCGATCACAAGGATACGGACGCCACTCTCAAAATCCCGTGCTGTCACCGTCCTTCTTTTCAGGCAGCTGCTCACCTCGGTATAGTTTACGATCGGTCCGGCGATCAGCTGTGGAAACATCGTCAGATAGGTTCCAAGGTTAACATAAGATTTTTCTGCCGGAACAATGCCACGGTACACATCGATCACATACGCTGCGATCTGGAAAGTGTAAAAACTGATCCCAAGCGGCAGCTTTGTGGTCAGACCGCTGTATTTAAAGAAAAAGAGCATTCCGAAATCATAGCAAAGCGCCAGAATAAGCAGTACTGCCTGTCTTCTGCCTCTTCCGTCCTCCGGTGTCTTATACATGCTGCGTGCGATCACATAGTTCACCGTGACTGACGCTAACAGCAACAGGACATACTGCGCCTCTCCATAGGTGTAGAAGGCAATGCTCCCCAAAAAGAGTACTGCGTTGCGGAACTTCTTCGGTGTGATAAAATATATGATTAAAAAAGCCGGCAGAAACCGGAACAAAAATTCAAAACTGCTAAATACCATACGTAATTCTTTCTCTCATTCTCCTGCTTGTGCTGCACGATCAACGTGCTTTTCTGCAAAAACTCTACCTGTTTTTCACAAAAAATAACTGTCTGTTTTCTTTTTTTATTATATGCACAGACTGTTGTTATTATAGATGAAAAAAATAAATATTACCATATGATTAATTTTAAAAATATATTAAATTTTTCCTTTTACAATATGCTGATTTTGCTGGTGTTTCAGAAAAATTGTTACTAATTTGTTACTAATACATAAAAAGAATTACCAATTAAAAATAATAAATACGGACACGAAAATAGCCGGCAGATAAGCTCTACCGGCTATGGTTTTATTTTTCGTACACAGTGACATATTTTGAAGATGCTGTGATATACAGTCCTGATTTCAACTCATACATACTTCCACCACCGACTTTCACAGGTCCTTCGGCAATCGTAAAGACTTCATTCTTCTGTACTCTTTTTGCTACTGCTGACTTATCCCAGCTTAAAGATTTTCTGACCGCCAGATCATCCACCAGAACTTTTACATACTTTTTCTTTTCCGGAAGTTGTACCGGTGCAACTGGCTTCGGTGCTGCCTGCACATGGTCTGCTAATGCATATGCAATTGCTGTGCAGATCTGCTCAAATTTCTGCTGATATAAAGATGCATCCGGATCATTTACAAAGCATATCTCAATCAACATGGATTTTGCTTTGGTCTTGTGAATCACATACAATCCGCTACCCTCTTTTACTCCACGATTGGTAAATCCAAGTGCTGCGATATATTCACAAACTTCTATTGCGTCAGGATACTGTCTTCCCTGGAATGTATATGCTTCCACACCATGTCCTTTTCTTGCCTTATCATTATTGAAATGAATACTAATAAAGTAATCAAGATCCGTTCTGTTTGCCATCTCAACTACTTTTTGTAAATAGGCCTTCTGCGTCGCCGCTTTATCTATTGTACACGGCACAACTTCCACACTGCATGCTTTAAACATTTCTGTCAATCTGCTGCATACTTTTCTTGTCTCAATACTTTCTACAATCACACCTGATGTGCCTGATCCCGGTCCCGATAATGTATGTCCTGCGTTTAATCCGATTCTCATAACTTATTTTTCCTCCTTATTAATGTACTGTTTGAACATCTGGTGCAGTCCAGTGCTTGCTAAACCGCTGAATAATCCACTTAATAAAATAGGTGCTGTAATTGTCCATCCGTTAATCCAAACTGCCAGAATAACACCCAGGACAGCGCA